ATCAACCCGGCGTCCGGTGAGTACATCTACCCGCTGGTATTCGATCCGTTGTTCTTCTCCAGCGCTGACGGTTCGCCTGACGGCGTAGTGGCGATCAATTGCGACCACCGGCAACTGTGGGTGTTTGGTACGGACTCAACTGAGGTCTGGTACAACGCCGGGCTTGCCAACTTCCCGTTGTCACCCATCCAAGGCGCGTTCAACGAAATTGGCTGTGTGGCCGCATATTCGGTCGCCAAACTCGACAACACGTTGTTCTGGCTTGGCACCGACGCACGGGGCCAGGGCATTGTCTACAAGGCAAACGGCTACGCCGGAATACGGGTTTCTACTCATGCTATTGAGTACGCCATCGCGCAGTACGGCAACTTGTCCAACGCGCTGGCTTACACGTACCAGCAGGAAGGCCACGCCTTCTACGTTCTCACGTTTCCAAGCGCCAATGCAACATGGGTCTATGACGTAGCGACCCAAGCCTGGCACGAACGCGCCGGTATTGAGCAAGGCCAATTCACCCGGCACAGGTCGAACTGCCAGTGCAACTTTGGCGGCAACACCATCGTCGGTGACTTTGAAAACGGCAACATCTACAAGTTCAATCTGGATGTCTACGCCGACAATGGCGGCGTCCAGAAGTGGCTACGGTCATGGCGGGCGTTGCCTACCGGCGCAAACAACCTCAAGCGCACGGCCCACCACTCGCTGCAACTCGACGCTGAAACTGGCGTTGGCTTGAACGGTAATCCAACATTTACGCCGCTGGTGCCTTTGCTTGCGGAGTCTGGTCTTGACCTACTAACAGAGTCTGGCCTAGAAATTCTTGCTACACCGCTTACAGTTCAAGGGGCTAACCCGCAAGCTATGCTGCGCTGGTCGGACGATGGCGGTCATACTTGGTCGAACGAGCATTGGCGCGAGATGGGCGCTATCGGCCAGTACGGCTACCGCACTATTTGGCGCCGCTTGGGCATGACGCTCAAGCTGCGCGACCGGGTGTACGAAGTGTCGGGCACTGACCCGGTGAAAATTTCCGTCATGGGTGCGGAACTAATCCTGTCACCGACCAATGCTTAACATATCCCAAATCCCCGCGCCTCGCGTTCCGTTAGTAGGGAATCAAGACCCTATGGTGTCGCGTGAGTGGTTCATGTGGTTTACCAACCTGTACTCAATTACAGGTAGCGGCACCGGCATTGTTGCGGTCGCTAACGGCGGCACAGGCGTAGGGACAATCCCTACTGCGGGGCAGTTGCTGATCGGCAATGGCACCGGCTACGCGCTCAACACGCTGGGCCACGGCGCGGGTATCTCAGTCACCAACGGCGCAGGCACTATCTCCCTTGCCAATACGGGCGTCTTGTCGTTTTCTGGCGGCGCTACTGGCCTGACGCCTGCTACCGCAACGATTGGCGCTGTTACCTTGTCGGGGCTGCTTAATGTTGTTTCTGGCGGCACAGGACAAAGCAGTTACACTAACGGGCAACTGCTGATTGGCAACACCACAGGCAATACGTTGGGCAAGGCAACGCTCACCGCAGGCAGCGGGATCGCGATCACCAACGGCGCCGCTTCAATCACGATTGCATCAGACAAGGCTTACGGCGCGTTTTACGACACCACCACCCAGTCTGCCGTCGCCCTTACAGCTACCGCAATCACGTTCAACTCAACAGACCTATCGTATAACGTAGCTATTGGGTCGCCAACATCTAGGATTGTTGTAACCAGAGCAGGCATCTACAACCTCCAATTCAGCGCAGAAATATCAAATCCTTCTGCCACAATTGATGACGTAACTATCTGGATTCGACAGAACGGCGTCAATTTAGCCAATTCTTCGGGCATTGTTGGAACGCCACCAAAACACGGCGCAATCAACGGCCACACCGTTATTGGGTGGAACTATATTCTGCAAGCCGCTGCCAACGATTATTTTGAGTTGTATTGGATCACCGACAACGGAACAACTCAAATTTTGACGTATCCAGCGTCCGCATCACACCCGCAAGCACCATCTATGATTTTGACCGTACAACAGGTATAACATGAGCACAATTCTTTCCCCCGCTCCAAAGTTGCAGTTCTTCACCGCTGGCGGCATCCCATTGGTGGGTGGAAAACTCTACTCCTACGCCGCAGGCACCACCACACCGCTGGCAACCTACATTGATGCGGCGGGGGTTTCTACTAACACCAACCCAATCATCCTTGACAGCCGGGGCGAAGCGGCAGTGTGGCTAGGCACCAGCTCCTACAAGCTCAAGCTCACAGACCCTAGCGATGTAGAAATCTGGACTTCTGACAACATCACCACGCAAGACGCCATGAACGCACTGCTTGCGTTTGAAGCCAGTCTTGCTAGTAGCGCCGGTTCGTCGCTTGTTGGCTATGCCCCTGCTTCTGGGACTACCCGCACGGTGCAGGCCAAGTTGCGGGATGTGGTCAGCGTCAAAGACTTCGGCGCTGTTGGTGACGGCACTACAAACGACACGGTAGCCTTCCAAAGCGCTATTGCTTACTGCGAAGCTACTCTTCAGTATGGCGGGCGGGCGCTGTACATCCCAGGCGGGCGCTACCGCATCGTATCGTCGTTGACCATCAGCAAAGAGTTCATCACGATCTACGGCGATGGCCCGTGGGAGTCGCAAATCTATGCGGATAACGTTGCTACGCCGGTCATCACAACAGCGGCAATGCAATACATTCGCCCGTTTTTCCGCGACTTTGGCATAGTTAACACAGGCGCTGGGAAAGGCATAGACCTTTCAAACATCCTGCCCATCGTAGGCCAAGCCTATTTGGGCGAGCTGAAGAACCTCTACATTGAGTCTGGCGACGATGGGCTTTACGCTCCTCGTTTCTTCTCAATGACGGTGATGAACGTGTCCTCACTTAGCCGGACAGGCCACTCGTTCCGTGTCAGATGCGGTCCAGGCGTGAACTGGATTGGTTGCTACGCATTGGAGTGCGGCCCCGGCAAAGCAGGATACCGTCTGGCGGGTTCCATCCTGATGAACGCTTGTAACGGTCTTAATGAGGGTGACTACTGGGGCGTCTTTGGCAGCGACCCAGCGCATGTAGATGTCTTTCAAGCAGATTTTGATTTTGTTGACTATCCTGATATCTCGCTGTTGAACTGCAACATCGAGCGCTTTGGTAGCCTGACGACCGGCGGAGAAGGCATCCGAGTCCAGAATTCCTACCGTTCGTTCAACATGATCGGCGGAAAATTTGACCGCGCTGACTTGGCTACCGGCTACAGCGCAATAATTCGTTGCCTAGCGGGTTCCAACGGCGGCACGGAACCTGTTCGCCTTGGCGTCGGGTACGTGTTCAAAGGTACGGGCGTGCCATCTTTGGCTTACCTATACTCTGACGTCGGCGCCTTTTTCTTTGATACGAATGATACGTTCTACCAAGAAGCGCTCATCACCACGTTTAATCAGGGCGCCACAGTCTACCCAATCATTCGGGAATGGGTGTACGGTGACATCTACGGCAACAACGCCATCTACTTTACTGCAATCTCGCCCCGGCGTACTAGCTTGCAGATGGTGCGGTACGCTGTACCCGCAGCGTTAACGCCTGTCGGTGCGGGGCAAGCCATTGTTGTTACGGGCTACACTAAGGTGATAGTCACGCCAGCAGCAGCGGCCAGCATCTCAACGGCAACGTTCGACGCTACGCCCAACACCGTGTCGGACTACGAGCGCAACGGTGACTTGTTGATTCAGGCTGGCAACGGCAACTTAACGATTGTTCATTCTGCGGCAGGCGCCAACACCTTCAGGTTAGCTGGCGGCGTCAGCCTGGCGCTAACAGCCGGGCAAGTGGTGCGCTTCTGTTTCTCTAGTACTGGTGGCAACTGGTGGCAAGTTTAAGGATCAATCATGGCAGGCATTAAAATCTCAGCTCTACCCGCAGCTACAACGCCACTCACAGGCGCTGAACTTGTTGCGGTGGTGCAAGGTGGCGCTACCAAGCAAACGACCGTCTTATTGACTGCGCCCAACTTGACCGGCCCAGTAACTTCGGTCGGCCCGGCTACCGCCATTGTTGGCCCTATTGCAGTTGCGTCAATATGGGCTACAGCGACCGGCTATAAATTTCCTGACGCTACGATCCAAGCCACTGCGGCAATCGTAGCTACAGGGACGTACACCCCGGTGCGTACTTTTGATGGCACCGGGAATATGGCTAGTGCAGTTCCGGGGCCAGCAAATTATTTTAGGGTTGGCAACATGGTTACTGTGTCTGGGTCAGTCACGGTAAGAACGTCGGCTTACCCAGGCGTCATGCGCTTTTTTCTTTCCTTGCCAATAGCCAGCGCTATTGTTGGCGTTTCTGACGCAGTTTTCGGAACTTTTTGCGGAAACACAACCCTACAGCTTGGCGCGGTACTGAACAACACGGCGAATAATTTGGCTTGGTTTTGCGGAGACACTATAGCCAGCACCCAAGCAGGAACGGTTAACATCTACTACACCTACGTATACAAGATCATATGATGGGCGAACTGCAAGTAGACATGCGGGCGAAGGTTGAGGCACTTCAAGCTGAACTGTGCAAGCTGCCGCAGTACGAGCCTATCACCCGGCACACGTTCCACGGCGGGATGTATTGCCGAGAAGTGTTTCGTGAAGCCGGTGTGCTTGTTGTTGGCAAAGTTCATAAGAAAGAACATTTCTACCTTATTGTTGGCGGGACTGTAGCAATTACGACAGACGAAGGGGTTCAGTACATAACTGGGCCTCATTTGTTGTGCAGCAAGCCCGGCACCAAGCGGGCGGTCTATGCAGAGACAGATGCTTTGTGCATGACGTTCCATAGGGTAGAGTCAGACAACGTTGAAGATGCTGAAACAGAACTAGTAGAAGATGCGCCAGATTCAGTTTATGGGATTGGCAATCAGATTAAACCGACGGGGGTACTAACATGACTTTTTGGGTAGCAGGCGCCGCTGTTGCGGGCGGTGTAATAGGCGCGTATGGCGCCAACAAAGCGGCAGGTACTCAAGCCGACGCGGCCAATCGCGCTGCTGATCTTCAGAAGCAGCAGTTCGACAAGCAGATGGAGCTGCAAGACCCGTTCCGTCAAGCGGGTCTGACAGGCCAGAACCGGCTAATGGAAATGCTTGGGCTAGGCGGCAATACTGGTGCTGCGGGGTATGGCAAGTACGCCAAAGACTTCAGCATGGCCGACTACCAGGCTGACCCCGGCTACGCTTTCCGACTGAAGGCAGGCACCGACGCGCTTGGTCATCGAGCGGCGGCGCGAGGTGGACTGATATCAGGGGGAACCCTTAAAGGTATGCAAGACTACGCGCAAGAGTCTGCTTCGCAAGAGTACCAAGGCGCGTTCAACCGTTACCAGACCAACCGGGCTAACCAACTAGCGCCGCTTGGCAGTTTGATGTCGTCGGGCCAAGCGGCTGCATCAAACCAAGCAGGCCAAGCAGGGCAGTACGGTGTCAACGCAGGCAACATGATGCTGCAATCGGGGCAAGCTATTGGTGCCGGTCAGTTGGGTATGGCTAACACGTTGGCTAGCGGGCTTGGCGGCGCCGCAAGCGCGTACCAGCAGCAGCAGAACTTTAACGATTACTTGGCGCGTCGGTCAAGAGTACCCCCGGCCTATACGGGTGGCTACACTAGTGATGCGGTTTACGGCCCATACGAGGGATAGAAAATGGCTGATCTAAACTCTCTCATCGCGCAAGGCGTCCAGTTTCGTGCGCCGCCTGATCCGTTTGCCCAGTACGCCCAGATGCAGCAGTTGCAGCAGGGTGAACAAGCGAACCAGTTAGGCCAAATGCAAATGCAAGAGTACCAGCGCGGTATGGCGGAAACCAACGCCATGCGGCGCCTTGACCCATCATCCGCAACATACCTGCAAGACATTACGCGAATTAACCCCGAAAAAGGGTTTGCCTTTGCCAAAATGCAACGGGAAGCCAAGAGCGCAGGCACTGAAGGGCAAATCAAAGATGTGAAACTGATAGCCGACAAGTTGGCGCTTCTTCCAGAAGCCTACCGCATGGCGGACACCCCCGAGGCGTATTTAGCTTTGCATCGGTCAATCCACGCTGACCCAGTAGTCGGCCCTTGGCTTAGTAGCATAGGCGCAACGCCTAAGAAAGGACTTGCGGCGCTAAGAACGGCTATGGACACTGGCAAATTTGACGAATTACGCACAGGTTCAATGCAAAGCGTAAATCAAATTCTTGAAGGCATGAAGCCGTTGGTTGTCGGGCCTAGCTCAAGCGTTTTGTCAGGCGGCGTATTCAAACAGGCACCTGCGGCGCCGCCTTCTGTTTCTACTTTGGCAAAACTGCAAGCTGAACTGGCTGCATTGCCCCCTAACAGCCCGCTCATTCCCCAATATAAAGATGCAATTCGCAAGGAAACGCAATTTGCACCGCAAGCGGTAACAACCGTGCAACTGCCGCCGCAAGAAAAAGCGGAGCAAAGCGCAAGAGGAACTTTGCTCGTAAAAGAATACGGCGGCGTTTCTGATGCAGCAAAATTGGCGGTAAAAACAATTCCGTCAATTGACGCCAATTTGAACATCCTAAACAAAGGGTTTGAAACTGGTTTTGGTACAGAAACTAAAGCCGCAGGGGCAAAGGTATTGGGAGCGTTGGGCGTCCAAAACGCCGAAAATTTTGCTACAGACGCGCAAGTATTCCAAGCAAAAGCTACGGAAGCGGTATTGCAAAAGCAACTTGAACAAAAAGGCCCGCAGACTGAATCTGACGCGCAACGTATTGACCAAGTTGGCGCGCAACTTGGCAAGACTACGGCTGGCAATAAGTTCGTGCTAACAACTGCCAAAGAGCAATATAAGCGCGACATTGAGCAGCGTAACTTTTACGATAGCTGGTGGACAAATAACAAAACGTATGATGGCGCAGAATCGGCGTGGTACGCTGGTGAAGGCGGCAAGTCGCTGTTTGATCGTCCTGCGCTTAAACAATACGCTGGCGGGGCTGACGCTGCGGCGCGAATCCCTGGGCAAGGCGCAGCGGCTAGAATTCCGGGCCAAGCCAAGCCCCCGCGCACTGTGACGCGCACAGGTACGTCGGGTGGAAAGAAGGTAATCGAATATAGTGACGGGAGTGTTGAATATGCCCCAGGTTGATATTTCCA